CTTTGCCGCGACCACCCCAGAATCCGTGAACACGACCGGATCCGCAGGCGTTGCCACTACGGTGAGCAGGTCTGACCACAAGCACCCTGCCATTGATCTTGCTGATGACGACCAGGTCGACGGGCTGCTTGGCCTGGGTAACGGTGGCACCGCTCGCAGCTTGGTAGCCAATGCCGGGGCGATTGTCTGGTCCGGCGCTGACGGGCTGTACATCGGCTCTGCGGGCACTGCCGGCCAGGTACTGGTGTCTGCCGGAGTCTCTGGCTATTCGTGGGGAACCGCGGTGCTGGTGTCCGACCAGGCTGCCAATGTGATTTTCGCTGGTCCTACTGCTGGTCCTGATGCGCCTGTCACGTTCCGCGCCATGGTCAGTGCAGACCTGCCGAATTCGGGTGTGTCGGCTGGCACATACGGATCCCAGGCGTCCGTCCCTGTCATCACTGTCAACGGCAAGGGCCAGGTCACTGCGGCAACCAATACGACGATCAACGCTGTCACCCTGACCACCGGATCCATCTCGACCGCTCCGACGAACGGCACCGACATCGTCAACAAGAATTACGCCGACTCAATTGCGACCGGCATCAACTTTCACCAGGCCTGCCGATTGGCCACAGCAGCGGCGCTACCGGCTGCCACCTATGACAACGGTACGTCGGGCGTTGGTGCCACGCTCACTGCGACCAGCAACGGTGCTCTGTCTGTCGATAGCACGCTCGTGGTTGCCACCAACCGCATTCTGGTTAAGAACCAAGCCAGCGGTGCAGAGAACGGGGTCTACGTTGTTACCCAAGTAGGTACAGGCAGCGCACCATTCATCCTGACCCGTGCAACAGACTTTGACAGTGCTGGGACGGGCGTTGACCAGATTGACGCTGGTGACTTTTTCCTGATCACCGCCGGATCCACCAACTCCAACACCTCGTGGGTACAGCAGACACCCCTGCCAATCACGGTAGGCAGCACCGCGATTGTGTTTTCACAGTTCGGTGCAAGCGGCACGACGTACACTGCAGGAACCGGCCTCACGCTTGCCGGCACGGTCTTCAGCATCACAAGCACTGCAGTAACGGCGGCCTCGTACGGGTCTGCGTCAACCGTCGGCACGTTCACGGTAAACGCCCAGGGCCAGCTGACTGCAGCATCGGACGCGCCTATTGCAATCGCTGGCAGCCAGATCACCTCCGGCACAGTGGATTCGGCTCGCATCAGCGGCTCGTACACTGGCATCACAGGTGTCGGCACCCTGACTGCCGGGACATGGAACGCAACGACCATTGCCGTGGCGTATGGCGGTACGGGCCTGACCTCCTACACAACGGGCGACCTGTTGTACGCGAGCGGCTCGACTACGCTGGCGTCGCTTGCTGATGTGGCCACGGGTAACGCGCTGATCTCCGGCGGTGTTGGCGCAAATCCATCGTATGGCAAGATCGGCCTCACGACCCACGTATCTGGCACCCTGCCTATTGCAAACGGCGGGACCAATGGCACGGCAGTTCCAACGGCTGGTGCTTTGGCCTACGGAACCGGCACCGAGTATGCCTTCACGGCGGCAGGCACATCCAATCAGATTTTGATTTCCAATGGCACCAGTGCCCCCAGCTGGTCTAACCAGTCATCGCTGGCTGTTGGCTCGGCTACCAACCTCGCTGGTGGCGCTGCCAGCCAGATACCGTACCAGACTGGCTCTGGCGCTACGGCGTTCTTGGCCAATGGCACGGCTGGCCAGGTGCTTGTGTCGGCTGGTGCGTCCGCTCCTGCCTGGGGCGGTATTTCTGGAGGCACATTCTGATGGAGCAGCTCATCGCGCACATCTTCATGATCCGCAACGCCACGCATATTGCGCACTGGAAGACCGACAGCTACGCCAGGCACAAGGCCTTGGGCAAGTTCTACGAGTCAGTCATCGAGGTGCTTGATGGCCTGGTTGAGGCCAGCATGGGCGCCACAGGCATGATCGGAGACATTCCAGAGGTGAAGCAACCTGCGGACACTGATATTCTTGACATGCTGAAAGACGAAGTAGTGTGGATTGAAAAGAACAAGCCCGAGTGCTGCAAGAGTATTTCTGCGCTCGAGAACATCGTTGACGAGATCGTTGCCCTGTACCTGCAGACGATCTATAAACTTGAGAACCTGAGGTAACCGACATGGCACAAGCAGGCTATACGCCCATCCAGCTGTACCACAGCACGACCCCGGCTGCAGCGCCTGTTGCCGGTAACCTGATTGCAGGCGAACTGGCGATTAACACCGCTGACGGGATCCTGTACTACGAAGACAGCGGCGGGGTAGTTAAGCGAATCGCGCAGACTGTCACTCCAGTTGCCAACGGCGGCACAGGCGCAACCACGCTCACTGCCAACAACGTGATCCTGGGCAACGGCACCTCGGCTGTGCAGTTCGTGGCACCCGGCGCGAGCGGTAACGTCCTGACATCAAATGGTACAACGTGGCAGTCAACAACCCCGGCAGCGAGTGGAGCCTCCAAGGGCCAAGCCATCGCTTTTGCTTTAATTTTCGGCCTGTAAGGAGGAACTTCCGTGATCACACAAGAGGAAGTTCGCACGCTGTTTGACTACCGAGAGGATGGCTCGTTGATCCGCAAAATTGCGACAGCCGGACCCGGTGGGCAAGTTGGCCGTGTAGTAGGCTTTGTCCTCGCGGGCGGATCGGAAAGGCCTGACAAAAAGTACCTTGCTACAAAGATTGCCGGCAAGCACTACTGCATCCACAAACTTGTATACTTGTGGCACCACGGAGAATGGCCTGAGCAGCTTGACCACATCAATCAAGACTCTCTGGACAATCGCGTTGAAAATCTGCGCCCTGCGAACGCTTGCACGAATATGCAGAACCGCAAAATGTTCAAGAACAACACCTCAGGCGCGAAAGGCGTGGCATGGAACAAGCGAGCTAACAAATGGCAGGTGTATGTTGGTGTAGAGCGCAAAATCAAGCATATTGGGTACTTTCCTGACCTTGAGCTTGCTGAACTGGTTGCCCACGAGGCGCGTCAAAAATTTCACGGCGCGTTTGCCGCCTGAGCATAGGAGATAAGCATGAATCCCAACATTGTCAACGTAGCAGCAATCTACGGCAACACCAGCACTACCTCACTGAGCACGACCAGCGCGACCAGCATCGTGTCCAACGCTGCATCAAGCGGCAAGGTGTTCAAGATCAATTCCATCGTTGTGGCAAACATCGACGGCACCAACGCGGCTGACATCACGATCAACCTGTACAGCGCGGCGTCCTTGGGCGGTACAGCAACTGCTATTGCTTCGACGATCTCTGTGCCTGCTGACGCCACACTGATCGTGACGGACAAGACGACCACCTTCTACCTGCTGGAAGACAAGTCCATCGGCGCTATCGCTGGTGTAGCCAACGACTTGGTTGTTACCTGTTCGTGGGAAGAGATCAACGCGTAAGGAGTAGACCATGAGTCTGCGAAACCAGAACGGCGGATTCATCCGGCCCGGCTTTGATCCTCTACAGGTGCCGAACGAGCCTACCAGCGTCGCAGTGACAGCGGGGGATACTCAGCTGTCTGTAGCGTTTACTGCGCCTGCTAACACGGGCGGCGGTGCAATCAGCACGTACCAAGCAGCCACAACGACCGGCATCTCAGCTACCGCAAGCACCTCTCCTGTGGTTATCACTGGGCTGTCGAACGGCACCTCGTACAGCGTGCGCGTGTGGGCCATCAACGCTTATGGGCCGGGACCGTTCGGGACGGGGAGTGGGACGCCTGCGCTTCCGCAGATAGCAGTATTCGCTGGAGGTAATGATACGCAGGTTAATGTAATGGATTACGTTACAATAACGTCAACGGGCAACGCCACAGATTTCGGCGACCTAACACAGGCAATTTCGTATCTTGCCGGGTGCGCATCTTCAACTCGCGGTGTTTATGCAGGCGGTTTTGGCGCAGTTAACTCTTATGCCAATGTCATTCAGTACATAACAATTTCATCCGCAGGAAACGCAATTGATTTTGGGGATTTGACATATTTAGTAAGGTTTAACGCAGGGTGCAATTCTTCTACGCGAGGGATTTTTGCTGGCGGCACTAACAACGGCGGCGAGATTGTTAGAACAATTAACTACATCACCATTGCTTCAACAGGAAATGCGTCTTTGTTTGGGGATTTAGCAACGGGTTCTACTTCAGGTGCAGAATGTAGTTCTTCAACGCGGGGAGTGCATAACATTGGGACTGGTTACGGAGAAGAGCCACTAGGAGCGGTGAACACCATAGAGTACATCACCATAGCGTCTACAGGTAACGCGACAGATTTTGGTGACCTTACAGTTGCTCGTACATCGACTTCAGCGTGTTCGTCCTCGACCAGAGGATTGACATTTGGAGGAACAAGCCCTTCAAGAAACATAATTGACTACATAACCATTGCATCGACAGGCAACGCAACTGATTTTGGCGATCTTGTCACAGCCGTGTACCAGACTGCATCTGCGTCTGGAACTACGCGGGCGCTTAATGCAGGTGGAGTGAGCGGGGGCAACGTGATTAATTTTGTAACAATTGCCTCAACGGGTAATTCCTCTGATTTTGGCGATCTTACCGTTGCTAGAAATGGATTAGCTGCCTGTTCCAGCGCTAACGGAGGAACCCAGTAATGCCCAGTTACAGCGGTGTATGGAGCCTTTCACAGCAATTGCAGGCACAGGGTCAGGGCAACTGGCCGGATGCGAGAGCGATCCCCGCAGAGCTTATCATTGTAGCCGGAGGAGGCTCTGGCGGTACTTCATCGTTCCACGGTGCTGGCGGTGGTGCTGGCGGCTATCGGTACATCAGCGCAAATCTTTCTACGGGTCTGGCGTTGACCGTGACGGTAGGGGCCGGTGGCAGCGGTAATAGCATCAGCGGCAACAACTCAGTTTTTTCCTCCTACACAGCAGCAGGCGGTGGCGGAGCAGGCGCTTACATAGTGGTTGCGAAGGACGGCGGCAGTGGTGGCGGCGGTGCGCGTAGTGCAACTACTGGCGGAGCGGGCAATACCCCTTCAACTACCCCGGCGCAAGGTTACAACGGAGGTAACGGCACAGATTCGGGTTCTTACGGGACTGGCGGCGGTGGTGGCGGTGGTGGCGCAGGAGCAAGCGGCACGACTTCTGTGGGCGGAGCAGGTGGTGTAGGGGCGAGCGCACAGAGCGCGTTTTTGGCTGCAGCCAGCGCGGGTGTTGATGTTGGTGGAACCCGTTATATTGCCGGTGGCGGTGGCGGCGGAACATACGCAAGCACTACTGGCGGCGCAGGTGGTAGCGGTGGCGGCGGCAAGGCCAATGATGGGTCGTCTACCAGCGGAACCAATGGAACTGCAAACACTGGCGGTGGTGGCGGTGGTCCAGAAAGCCATACCGGGGGAAGCCCCGGCAACGGTGGATCGGGGATTGTCATATTGCGCTACGCCGATACCTATGCAGCTGCTACATCGACCACAGGATCGCCTACGATTACTACAACCGGGGGCTACCGTTACTATAAATGGACCGGCTCTGGCTCAATAACTATCTGAGGCAAACATGGCGCACTTCGCACAACTTGATGACGCGGGCACTGTGTTGCAGGTCATCGTGGTCCACAACAACGAGCTGCTGGAAAATGGCGTAGAGTCCGAAGCCAAGGGCGTTGCATTCTGCCAGGCTCTGTTCGGTGGCACCTGGAAACAAACCTCCTACAACGGCAGCATCCGCAAGAACTACGCAGGCATAGGTTACACTTACGATGCCGGTCGAGATGCGTTTATTCCTCCGCAACCGTTCCAGTCCTGGACTTTGGTAGAATCTACTTGCACCTGGCAGGCTCCCGCTCCGATGCCTACTGATGATGGGCCGTATCGCTGGGACGAGGCATTACTTTCTTGGGTAGGTATTGACGTATGAGCATCAAAGACTGGCCCGGTGGTGTGGTCCGCAAGACGCCTGTTGTCCCCGCAGGCCCGTACCAGAATGGCGCTGCATCTGGCGTATGGACGCTGGATCAGGTTGCCGACTACATGCAGCAGGGTATCTGGCCCATCGCAGGCAATGTTGCGCCATTCGCTCTGTTTGGTGGCGGAACTGGTCCGTCTAACGTCATTGACAGGATTAACATTGCGGTCACCGGCAACGCCGTTGATTTTGGGGATTTGACGGCAGCAAATAACGCCCCCTCAGCCTGCGCATCATCTACCAGAGGCGTTTTTGGTGGAGGCTCAACGGATGCCGGAGGGGTAGTCAACACAATTCAGTATGTGACATTTGCGACATCAGGAAACGCAACATCGTTCGGCGTGTTGACACAACGACGGTACGGGCTCACCGCTGCCTCAAACGCAATTCGCGGATTGTTTGCTGGGGGCCAGACAGCTACACCGGGCGTCTTAAGCAACGTCATCGACTACGTCACAATTGCCTCCACAGGCAACGCCACTGATTTTGGCGATTTGACTACAACGCCTTATTACTTTGCAGGGTGCTCATCATCAACTAGAGCGTTGTTTGGTGGGGGTTATGATGGAACAGCATATACAAACGTAATTTCATACGTCACGATTGCCTCTACGGGAAATGCTACTGATTTTGGAGACTTGGCGGTTAGTCCAACTAACGCGGGGTCCAACGGCGCGTGTGCGTCAGAAACACGAGGGTTGTTTTCTGGATACAGCGCGGGCAACTCAAACACAATCCAGTATGTCACTATTGCATCGGTAGGTAACTCTCTCGACTTTGGCGACCTAAGCGTTTCAAGGGAGGCGTTTGCAGGTGTTGCGTCTGCTACCCGAGGCGTGTTCGGCGGAGGTAACCCGTCTAACGTCATTGACTATGTGACGATTGCTTCAACCGGCAACGCCACTGATTTTGGTGATCTCACTGTTGCTCGTGGGTTTCTTGGTGGCTGCTCCTCCGCCGCTGACGCTGTTCAAGTTGCTCCTGCCCCATCTGCTGCTACGGGTGTGTGGGCGGGCGGCAGCACGGCTAGCGGCGGCGCCTTATATAACATAATTGATTACACAAACATTGCTTCTGCGGGCGGATTTTATGATTTTGGAGATTTAACCGTCTCCCGCGCACAGGTTTCTGGATGCGCCTCATCTACCCGTGGTTTGTTTGGGGCGGGTAACACAAGCGTTTCAGGACTTACAGCGTCGAATGTTATCGACTACATAACCATTGCTTCGACGGGCAACGCGACAGATTTTGGTGACACAACTGTGGCGCGGGCTCAGACGGGCGCTCTATCTTCATCTACCCGTGGTGTTTGGGGAGGCGGGACAACAGGAGCCTCCTCGAACATTATTGACTACGTGACTATAGCAACGACCGGGAACGCTATTGATTTTGGAGATTTAACGGTTGCGCGATTTGCGCCTGCGGGGTGCTCGTCAACAACTCGCGGACTATTCAGTGGGGGATTTGCGGCGGCGCCGTCAAATGTAATTGATTATGTCACTATTGCATCCGCAGGTAATGCTACTGACTTTGGGGACTTGACAATATCTCGGTATCAAACTACGGCTTGCGCCAGTTCAACAAGGGGAATTATAGCGTCGGGGCTGAATGCCTCATTTGTTGCCACAAATGTGATTGACTACATAACCATCGCCTCTACTGGCAACGCTACCGATTTTGGAGATTTAACGTCAGCAAATCAGGACGGTGCTGCATGTTCATCTTCTACTGTGGGGTTGATTGAATTTGGCGTCTCACCAAATTTCGGCGCAGTCGATCAGATAACAATTGCGTCTACGGGGAACGCTTCTGGTTTTGGCGCACTCACAGTGTCCAGACGATCCCCCGGTGCTTGCTCCAACGCCCACGGCGGTTTGTAAATTTACCCACAACAAGAGAGAGCTTCATGTCACAAGACCTGATAATCAAGGACATCCAGAACACGCTTCCTGCTGTAAAGCCGGAATACAACCTGATGCTGAAGAACATTCAGGATCGGATGCCTGCCGTTCA